AAAGACATCTGTGAGAAGATGACCTACCTAATAAAAGTATTTACAAACGGAATTAAAATCCAATTTACATTGGAATCTGAACCTATAAACACTACAGAATCTTTACATCAGAAAGTACTTGACTTTCTGGGAAAAATGAGTAAAGAACAATTAGAGGAATTGATTAGTCCTAAACAGATTAGTAATTTCTCTTATATAACCTATGAGGAGGTTGAGCGTGACATCATTGTCCCAATCACTTCTGGCCAAGAAAATAGACTTGGAGTCACAGTGGAACAAGTCTTATCTTGAACAGGGAAAACTAACTACTGATATGCAGTGGTTGGAAGTAGAGTTGAAGGAAGTTAAAAGACAAATTCTTCAACAGGATCTAGAAGCCGCTAAACAAGAAAATAACCTTGTTTTAAGCGAAGAAGAAGATCCAGCATTTATAGCTAGCTAAACTAGTTATATATTTGGAATAAAAGTGAGAGAAAACTTAAGCCACCTCTTGCGCTATTCAATAAATTAAGCTATATTTAACATACTATACATTAACATCTGATGTAGACGCGTATAGTCGACATGCCTAATGACTACATTGGATTAATAGGAGGATATAATCATGGGAACAAAAAGTACATTTCAAGGATATGTAAGAACTTACGGCGGACAACAAAAAGAATCTGGTGTTACACCAGCAGTTTTAGTTGCTTCTGAAGTTATTACTTTCTTAGCATCAACAACAACAGCAACCGCAGTATCGGTTGGAGCAACAGTAAACGCTAATGCTCCATTCGTGTTACCACAAGGAGCTATACCACAAAACTTTATCGTTTTGTCTACTTCAGGTGGTGGAGCTACTACAACTGTTAATTTTGGATCAGCAGCTAATTCAACTAGCATTGCACAAAATTTAGTTACAGGTGCTAGAGCGGCTGTATTAATGACTGGAGCTTCAGTTCTTGCTACAGGTCTTACAGCTAACACTACAGTTGTTGCAAGTGCAGGATCTACAGCAGGTACTGGTAACGTTACAGGAATATTTGTATTTACATTCGCTGACGCTACAGCAAAACCTGGTGAAGAAACATACACTAACTAATTAAATTCTTTTGTAGGGGCTCTCCGGGGTCCCTATAAAATACAAATAAAGGTTTTGAATGCCAAATTATAAAGGTGACGTCAAACCGGTCACATTAACAGCTAACGGTGTTTTCTTTGCGGGTAGAACTCGTTTAAGAGGAATTATTGCTCAGCCTACAACTCCTGGATCAACAGGTGTTGCATCTATTAATACAGTTATTTCTGGAGCAACAACTTCAGGATCTAGTACTAGTGGATATTACATTCCAGTTATTGTTGGAGCTAGCGGAACTGAAACTATGTATTTACCAGAAGATGGTGTACTTTACGAAAATGGTATTGGTGCAACATCAATGTCTGGATTGACTCTTACTGTATTTATAGACAAGTAGAGGTACAATGACAACATCCGGAACTACTTCATTCAATCTGGATATAGATGAGCTTTTTCAAGAAGCTTATGAACGTATAGGTATTGATGGAAGTAGAAGTGGATATCATTTAAGATCAGCAAGAAGATCATTAAATCTATTATTATCAGAATTAGATAATAGAGGTGTACATTTATGGAAAGTAAAACTAGCAACTGTTCCATTAGTTTTAGGACAAGCAGAATATAATTACACAGCTGATACTACTAATTATCCTCAAGATATAAATGATGTATTAGAAGCTTATGTTAGAAATAACACAGTACCTGCTTCTCCTGTAGATATTTCACTTACTAAAATAGATAGATCTGCATATGCAGCTTTACCTAATAAATTATCTCAAGGAACACCTTCTCAATACTATGTTCAAAGAACATACAGTCCAAGTATATTTTTATATTTAACTGCAGGATCAAATTATTCAAATTCAGCTAATCCAAGTGATTATCAATTTAGGTTTTATTATTTAGCTAGATTAGAAGATGCGGGTGCTTATACAAATACACCAGACGTTGTATTTAGATTTTTACCAGCTTTAACTTCTGGTATGGCTTATTATTTAAGTATTAAACATGCACCTCAGAGAACAGAACAATTAAGAATGTTCTATGAAGATGATTTACAAAGAGCTTTATTAGAAGATGGTCAAAGAACTTCTTTATTCATTTCCCCTAAAACTTATTTTGGAGATGGACTATAATGACAACCTATTCATCAGGAAAGAAATCCTGGGCAGTATCTGATAGATCAGGACAAAGATTTAAATACATTGACATGGTTACAGAATGGAATGGATCTTTTGTACATGTATCTGAATATGAACCTAAACATCCTCAATTAGAACCTAAAGTTCCAGGTAACGATCCTCAAGGTTTACAAAATGCTAGACCTGATAGAGTTGAACCAGCAGTTATTGTAGCATTAGGAAATAACCCTTTATATTCTGTCACAGGCAGCTCGACTCTCGTTGTTAGCGACCCGGGACATGGTACTAAATTAGGAAGCACAGTTATATTTACAAATGTATTAGGAGCAAATGGTTTTAGTGCAACTGCATTAACTACTACAAAAGGATTTACAATTACATCTGTTAATACAAATGATTATAGTTTTAATTTATCAACTACAGCAAATGCTACTGGATTCTTTGGTGGCACAAATATTACAATAGGACCAGCTGCTGTTGCTTTACCAGAAAATCCTTTTGTAATTTCTATTGGAAGTTCTACAATTAGAGTTAATCAACCAAATCATGGAAGAGCAACAGGAAATACGGTTGTATTTTCTAATGTAAATGCATTAAATAATTTTAATTCTAGTTCTGGATTTACTACTGCAGTACTTGCAACTACAACAGGTTATAGTATTACAGTTATCAATGCTAATAATTATAGCTTTAATGCATCATCAGGAACTGCTATAATTAATGGTGTTATTGGAGGAGGGTCTGTAACAGCACAGACTATATAATATGAATTACGGAGAACTAAGAGATCAAATTAGAAACTATTCAGAGTTATCTGATAACATGTTATCAGATTCAACTGTTGCTGTTATTGTTCAAAATACTGAAAATAGAATTTACAGAGAAATTAATATTGATGCTTATAAGTTATATGCTTCAGCTGTAACTATTTCAGGCACTTCTACTATTTCTGTACCATCAGGACTTAGAAATATTAGATATGTAGAAATGATTGATTCAGGTGGAGCTGTTTCTAATCTATTAGAAAAAGATAGCTCTTATTTAGCTGAATATAGTCCAACCCCTAATTCTAGTACTTATTTCGCAGAACCTAAATATTATGCTACTTGGAATGAGACTACTTGGTTTGTAGCTCCAACGCCAAATGCTTCTTATATAATAAATATTGCATATTATAAACAACCTGCTACTATTACATCTAGCACTACAAGTACTAGTTATGTATCTGTATATGCTCAAGATTTACTTTTATATGGATCTCTGGTAGAAACATATAAATATATCAAAGGGCCTGATAATATGATAGCTCAATTTGAACAATCATATCAGCAGGCTAAACAATCCTTTGGTGTTGAACAAATTGGTAGAAGAAGAAGAGACGAATACCTTGATGGTGAAGTTCGTATCCTTCCTCAAGGACAACAACAAGGATAATAAGGAGTTAACATGGCAAATATAGTACCGGATAGTTTTAAAAATCAATTGTTTTTAGGAACACATAATTTTTCTTCAACTGCAGGAAATACTTTTTATTTATCTCTTTATACAACTGTTTCAGGATTCTCTACAGGAACTACAAATTACATTACAACAAATGAAGCTACTGGAACTGGTTATACAGCTGGTGGAACAACTTTAACAAATTTAGGATCAACTGTTGCACAAAACGTTTCATTCATAGATTTTGCGGATGCAACTTTTTCAACAGCAACAATTACAGCATCATGCTGTTTAATATATAATACTACTCAATCTAAAGCAGCAGTTGTTGTTTTAGATTTTGGTGGAAGCAAAACTTCAACAAACGGCGACTTTACTATTCAATTCCCAGCAGCTAATTCTACGAGCGCAGTTTTAAGAATTTCGTAGTAATTTTGCCATAACACTATGGCTACAAATACTTACTGGGGTCAATCAACTTGGGGTGCATTTAACTGGGGAGGACTTGGTCAAGATGTAACTGTTTATGTTGGGGGCGAAGATGGTTGGGGAAGATCCACATGGGGTTCTGGTTATTATGGAACATTAGTTCCTGATCCAAATTTACAATTAACAACTCAAGTTGGAACTATACAAGTTACAGCTTCTGCTAATGTTATTTTATCTTCAGTTGAACTTGGAATACAAACAGGTCAATTACAATTTACAGGTAAAGCTTACGTAACAACAACTGGAAATCAGTTAAGTCTTGTAATTAATGATGCAGTTGTAATTGCAAAAGCAAATGTAAATACTTCTACAAATCTATTAGAATTATTAGTTCAAAATCCAAATATAAAAGCAAATTCATTTACTGAATCTGTTGTTGGTCAAGAATTAACACTTGGAACTGGAACATTAAACTTTAAATTAGATGCTAAATTTCCAGTTACTGGTTCTTCAATTCAAATTGCAACAGGTCAAGTTACTATTGCTCTTCCTACAATTGTAGATGCTGTTGGATCTAGTGTAAGTTTATCAGCAGGTACTGCAACTGTAACTGCTAAAAATTATGTTGATGTAAGTGGAAATCAAGTAACTATTTCTACAGGAAATCCTACTATCAATTTAGGTGTTGGAGCTACTGTAACAGGATCAAGTTTAAATGTTCAAACTGGAACTCCTACAATTGTATCAACTTATAAAGTTACAGGAAATCAAGTAAATATAGGTGTTGGTGATGTAACAATATTTACACAACAAGTTATCCAACCTATTGGAAGTTCGTTGACAATAGGAACAGGAAGCCCTATTGTATACGGCTGGGTAATAATAAACCCTACAACAGGTCAATCTTGGTCTGCAATAGATCCAACTACTGGACAAACTTGGAGCAATATAAATGCTACA